CTTGTTTAGTTTAGGAAATGACACGCTGAAAACGTATCGCATAAGGCGCTATAAAACGCCCTATACGCTAAGTTTTTACGCCGCCAAGGGTAAGGGTACTAACTCGGCGTTTGATTCGTCCAAGGCGTTGATATAGTCCGCCGCCTTTTGTGCTAACGCCGCCGCCTTAAATATCGCCTTTGAATCTTCTTTTAAGACTTTTAGCCAGCTTTGTAGATATCCGGCATGGCGCAATTCGCCTTGGATGCGGTAATCTTGGCATAAAAACGCCGCACCCATTTCCGCTACTAACTCTTCAAACGCATACAAAGGGTTACCAAATTTCCCTTTTAGGTTACGGTTACAGCGTAGCTCGTGTCCCGTCCAATGCGTTAACTCGTGAAATACCGTTGCATAGTAGCTAGCTTCACTGATAAAACTGGCTTTGTGTGGCACGTTGATTTTGTCAACGCTTGGAGCATAAAACGCACTATCGCCGCCGTGAGTGATAACCGCGCCGGTTAGCTTAATGCGTAGCTCGGCGGCTTCAATGGCGTTAAATGGCTTATCCGGTACGGTAGGCGCTTGGATAGTCACGCCCTCCACTTGGCTAGCATTAAATACATAATAGGTTTTTAGCAAGTTATAACTCTCGCTATCGCCGGTAGCTTTGTTTTCCTTGGTGACCGGTGAGTAAAAGACAATTTTTGTACCCTTTTCGCCTTTTCTCACGGTAGCGCCTACCGTTTGCCATTGTTTGAATGACGCCCAAACGGGACACCCAAACCCATGCACCATGCTAGATAGACCTAACATAAGGCGATTAATGCCCTTATACGGCGCTTGTGAGAGGAAATTCTTATCGGCGGTACTATCGGTAGTCCAAGGTTTAATCCATGGCATTGCGCCGTTTTCTAACTGCTTAATAATCGAATCGGTAACTTCTTGATAAACGGTAGACATTGTGAAACCCCTTTGATGATGTTAGGAAATAAGAGTATACACGATTATTAAGATTAATAAAAGAGTAGCTCTTACTATATATAGCATAATAGAATCGTGCCAACCTATCGTAAGTCATTGATTTATATAGGGCACTATTTTTTTATCAACAAGTTATCAACAGTAATATATATGTATGTTGATACTATGTTATAAAAGTTAATTATGTTATGTATTAACTATAATGTATACATAATATGTTATATACATACTATGTTATATACATACTATTATATATATATTAGCGTATACATACTATGTAATAAATGGTATTAATATAATTAAGTATTTACATAATGGCAATTATCACAATGGCGGTTAGAGCTAAACTATGTCCACTCTATGCGCTCTCTATAAATGGGGTTTATTGCGTCGCTACACGCTACCGTATAGAGCTACGCGGCGGTATTTATACGCTATGCAATGGGCATTGGGCATGGCAACGCCTACGCTCTTACGCTCTACGCTCTCGCGGTCATTGATTGGGTTTAGGGGTGCTGAGGTGTGTGCCCCATTCGCTTCCTCCACCAAAAAAAATATGTGTTTTCCTGTATAGTCAGATTGCCGGTTGCTTTGCAGTTGCCGGTATTTCCTTTTTATGGGTTTAGGGTTGTCCTTGTGATGACCCTTTTTTTTGTCTATACTGCCCAACATGGATAGGGGATGCAAATGATTAGCATGGAAGTAAGTAAAGATGTGCCTGTGCCACCTGACAAGCGGAGGTATCCGTACAAGGTGATGGAGGTGGGGGACAGTTTCTTTGTTGACGGTGGGAAGTTACAAGTGGTGTGTAACAACAACTATCGGACTGGGAAGAAGTTGGATAGAAAATTTATCGCTAGATGCGAGGAAGGTGGGGTGAGGGTATGGAGAACGGTGTAGTGAATGGTCATAACGCCATGATGCCTATGGCTGCTGATGACATGAAGAAGGTCTACATGGAGCGTGTGTATGCCATGAGCCATGCTGAGTTGTTCCATGAGCTGATGCGTGTGCATACTGAGTCTGCTCGTCTTATGCTGATGGCACAAGAGGAGTTAGAAAAGGTGCGTAGCCAGCTTGAGCAATACGAACCTATCCACTAGAGAGCAGTTGAGGGCGAGTAGGTTGTGGCTTCAGGGAGAAGTCAGGGCTGCGCTACTGTGTAAAACCAAGAAACAGAAGATTACTCTGGTTGACAGATGGAAATTGCAGTATTCGCCCATAACTGTTCAGGAGCTACTAAACGTGGCTAGGAATAAGAAGGCTGCCGGGGACATCATTCATTGGAACTTAGATGAAATTTAATTTACAACAGTTCTATAAGTTCTGCGCTCAATTGAAGATTGAGACTAAAGAAGAGGGGCTAAGAAATTTAGACCACCTTCTTGGCACACAGACCTATGTCATGGAGGAAATCTCCTCTGGCTTGGCTAACGGGATTCACTTCTTTGTTATTTTGAAGGGTCGGCAACTAGGTATCACCACCATATCCCTTGCGCTAGACCTTTATTGGCATTTCACTAACGCTGGTCTTGGGGGCACACTTGTTACAGACACCGAAGAAAACCGAGATATGTTCAGAGGAACACTCGGTGCATACATGGATGGACTCCCAAAAGAGTACAAAATCCCCATGCTTGCCCACAACAGAAACTCTCTGTCCCTCAAAAACAGAAGCCGAATCTTCTACCAAGTCGCAGGACTGCGAGCCAAGGGTTCTCTCGGACGAGGAAAAGGCATCACATTTCTTCACGGCACAGAAACGTCTTCTTGGGGTGACGAGGAAGGTCTGGCTTCCCTCTTAGCTTCTCTTGCTGAGACTAACCCTGACCGACTCTATATCTTTGAATCTACCGCCCGTGGCTTCAATATGTTCCATGAGATGTACGTTACTGCTAAACGGGCTAGAACCCAGAAAGCAATCTTCTGTGGCTGGTGGCGCAATGAGTTCTACTCTGCTGACCCAGACTCAGACATCTACAAGGTCTACTGGGATGGGAAACTCACCCCTGAAGAGAAGGAATGGACAAGGGACATCAAGAAGCTGTACAACTTTGAGGTCAACTCAAGACAGATGGCTTGGTGGAGATGGAAGATGTTGGAAGGCATCAAAGACGAATCCTTGATGTACCAAGAGTTCCCACCGACTGAGGACTATGCCTTTGTGATGACTGGCACTAGCTTCTTCTCTATTGCACGTTGCACAGATGCAGCCAAGATTTCTAAGAAGCTCTCCTTTGATAACTACCGCTATGTCTTTGGCGCTAACTTCCAAGACACCCAAGTAGTCAAGTCAACAGAGCGCTTGGCTACCTTAAAGGTGTGGGAAGAGCCTGTGGACACCGCCTACTACGTTATTGGTGCTGACCCTGCTTATGGGTCAAGCGACTGGGCTGACCGCTTCTGTATTCAGGTCTATCGTTGCTATTCTGACGGTATGGAGCAAGTAGCTGCCTTTGCTACCTCTGAACTCAACACCTACCAGTTTGCTTGGGTGATTGCCCACCTTGCTGGCGCATACAAGAACTCAACCCTTAACCTAGAAGTCAATGGACCGGGGCAAGCTGTTATCAACGAACTCAAGAACTTAAAGCGCCAAGCGGCTGCTATGGCTGGCGAGATTGGTCGGCAACTGATGGATGTCTACGGGTCAATGTCCAACTACATCTGGAGACGCAACGACACAATGGGTGGAATGTCCAACTCTATTGGCTGGCTAACAACCGTGCAGACCAAGGAGCGTATGTTGTCCTACATGAAGGATTACTTTGAGCGCGGAATGATGGCGGTCTACGATATGGAAACCCTAGAAGAGATGAAGACCATAACCCGTGAGGGTGGCAGTATTGCTGCCTCTGGTCGCAACAAGGATGACCGAGTAATTGCCTCTGCTCTAGCGGCAGCAGCCTATGCTGAACAGCTCCAGCCTCGCCTGATAAGCCAAAGAATATCTCGCGCAGTATCACGCTCACAAGAAGACAAGACCCCTGAAGAGGTGGCTGTCGGTCGCAACGTATCTGACTATCTCAAAAGGATTGGTGTCTATGGAACATAACAACCTAACAATCGTTTCTGTCTACGGTCACAACGATGGGGCAAGCGCCATCCCCGCTATACAGAAGTCTGTCAAAGAACTGCCCGGCTCACAAGGGATGCTCTTGTCCATTGAGAAGCCAGAGAATCTTCCTGATGACATTATTTGGCACAGAATAGGTTTCCTCGACTACATGATGTATTCGGTCTTTATCATGCACAGCCTGTATGCGTTCATTGATACAGACTACTGCCTGATTGTCCAAGACGATAGTTGGGTGCTAAACGGGGCTAACTTCAAGCCTGAATACTACGAATACGACTATATCGGTGGAGTCTCACACGCTGCAATGGTGGGCAACCAGCTCCTACTGCAAGGTTCATGGCACGACAAATTTCCCCGAACTCTTGTCCAAAACGGGGGCTTTAGCCTAAGAAGCAAGCGTTTTCTTGAAGCGCCAAACAAGCTCGGCATTGTCCACAACCATGCCCAAGACATTCACCTCTGGAATGAGGACGTACAACTTTCTTGCTTGAAGCGCCACACCTTTACTGAACTGGGTATGAAGTACGCCTCAGAAAAAACTATCCGAGACTTCTCTATTGAGAACGTCATCCCCACATTCCATGATGACTTTGACTTTGGCAGACTTCTTGGTTGTCACTCAACTTCACGCAAACTTGTTTCAGACACACACATACTGGTAAACCCTATATGTGTTACCTCACATAGAGAGCCAGACTTTCTATCCTTCTTGCAATCCATTGGATACACCATCGAGT